CCAACACAATGAACTTCGCACCCATATATGCAGCAAGGTGCATCGCCCCATGAATGCTCGATGACCCGATAGTCAACTGGTCATACTCAACAGGCCAATCCTTGTCATGTGGGTTGAACGATGTTCCTGGTCTTCCGGTGCGGGTACCGAAGGTCACAATCTTGGGCATGAAGCCTTGGAACTCTGCATCAGTTCCATGTTCTTTGAGTGGGGTAAATACTGCAATGGATTCATCACGTCGAGCTTCCTGTATTGCGTCACCGTGATAATGGCTGAAGCAGTAATAGTTCTTCATCCCGAAAACTGACCCAGAGAAATTGACTGCAATACTCAGTTTGTCATCAAAGAAATCAGGTGACAGATAATCAAGCGTTGCGCCAGACCCAATGACATAAATTGTTTCGCCCTCATGGAGAAGGTTGTAGTCCTCTAATCCCATCCCAATTCCCTTCTTCGTGTTAAATCCCAATGTCCTGCATCTGGCAAACCTGACTGCCAACGCATCGCATGCAAAGCCCCATTCGCAGCGAAACTGCGCTGGTTCTTTTCAGCCAGTTCTGGTGCCGATGAAATCGTTGACGAGTTGTCGTGAACTATCCCAGCGTCAGAAGTGAACACTGGAACATTCAATCGCATTGCACGTTCTTGAAAATCTGTGTCCTCAAAATAGGCGGGAACATAACACTCCGAAAACAGCCCAACCTTGGCAACCACGTTCGCACCGATCCACGCGCACGACCAACCAGGCATCGCCTCAGTCAACGTGATCGATTCAGGGTTGCAGTCCTTGTAGAAAACTTCTAGTTGCCCTGGCTCAAAGAACGCATCCGAATTGAGGATGATCCAGCCGTCAGCGTGAGGGGTTGCTTTGATACCGATGTTCCAAGATGGTGCGACACCAAGGTTGGTTGGCATTGACCAGACGTGATAGTTCTTGACATGGCGACGATCAATCACCCAAGGCCAATCATGCAATGTGGATTTGCCACCATTGTCAATGATGATGAGTGTCTCCACGTCGTAGTCAATCGAGCGTAAGCATCGCTCTAGTAGGTCATACCTGTTTAGGACGGGGACGATGATGACTGGCACCATGCTGACAACTCCTTCATCACAGGCTTCCACGATTGCTCATAAACGAGGTCTGCGTCATATTGGCTGGCAAAGGCCACAGCCTGCTTATCCGTGCCTCTCGGAGCCTCATACGAGGCTTTCAGGGCATCCACGATGGACGACACAACAGGGGTGCAAAACCATGAACGCTGATGCGCATCCCAGAACGGTTGAATGTCCACAGCCCACCCAGCCCCAACCAACTCAGGCTGTGCTGTGTAGTCCGACACGATGACCCGTGTACCGCAAGCCTGAGCCTCGATCACCGGAACACCGAACCCTTCACCCATCGAGCAGGCCAACAGCACGTCAGCTGCGGAATACAACGCAGCCAAAGCCTGCTGAGGGAAACCAGTCCGATAAGCGTAAGGATCACAAATCTTGTATTGCTCAGGCTTCACACCACAAGCCTCCAACAGATGCACCAGATTGATACCACCCATCGCACCATCACGCTCAGTATGGAGATACAACATTGCGTCAGGTTTATCTTGCGCGAAAATAGCGAACGCTAAAATGTTTTCAGCAAACGATTTGCGTGACGGGTTCGCACCCTTGTTCGCAGCGTTCATCATGACCACAAACTTGTCGTCAGGAATCTCCATCAGCTCACGCCCCGTGAACTCACCCTTAGACGAAACAATCTTTGGTGTAGGAGCAAACACTTTTTCAATCGCATGAGGAACATACATTGCATCCACACCAGCGTTCTGCAACATTTGCAAACCAAACTTTGACATCGCAATCGGTTTCACATTGTCACGACGACACCAAGCCAAAACATTCGGTGGGCAAGGAGCATGATCCACAGGAATCCAAGACGCAATATGTGGAACCTGATCCAACGATGGTGATTGCAAAACCCACACATCAAACAATGTCATCATCAGCGTTGGCATCTCACGATTACCGTTAGCCCAATCCATCCAATGCGCAACCATGATGTCATCGCTATATGCAGACATTCCACGCGGATAAAGTTTTACACCATTCCACATTGAAGAAATACCTTCAATGCCATACATCGCATGGATTGCTACTTCGTGTTGGTCTTTGATGAGCCTTGCGACGGTTTGCGCGGTTTGCGTCCCGTAGCCTGTTGGGGCGAACGGGGCGTTGGAATACCAGAGGATTCGAAGCGCGTCGGGATTGGCAAATCTGCTCGCTCTGGTAAGTGCGCTATTCCCCTGCGGAGCAATATCTCCGCTTCTAGGTCGGGTAATTCGACCGGAGTGTTCTTGACGATTACGAGCATTAGCCACCGTTCTCTCCTTCGCAGGTCGCAGGGTAAAAAGAAATGAGGGTAGGTCGCCCTGCGTGTTCGACCTACCCTCAAACTTACACCGATATTGCTATCGGTTGCACTACCTTCAACTTATGGTTGGAGGAGGTGCTTAATGTGGCTAACTTGTGGAAGATTTCCGTCAACTCTGTATGTGCTGCGGAAAGTCACTAAGCCCGTGTTGAATGCGAAGTCATCGCTGCGCTCCAACTTGATTCCACCAACTGTGCGTACATAGTACGAAGGTAGGTGACCAACAATGACGGACTTGGTTCCAGTTGCTACGTCGACCATTGAAGGGTTTTCGTAGATTGGCTTGCCAAGAAGCATGTCTGGTGATTCCATTGAAAGAGCTGGCTGGAATACATAATTTCCAGCTGTGTCCTTCAACTTGCGAACTGCACCAATTGACTTGCCGTTCATCATCCAACCAACACCAGGAAGGTTACGTGCTGCGCCATCAAGGCTGTACAGCAAGTCAATCAAGTTGTCTGCGGTGAATGCGGTAGCAGTTCCAGCCGTGCCGCCTACTGCGCTCGCTGTCACGATGCCCTTTGGCTGGTTGGTTCCTGAACCGACTGTCAAAGCCGAACCTACTGCGTAACCAAGAGCGTTACCAGTTTGTTCTGCCAAGAAGCCGAGGATGTCAACACCAGAGTCTTCGATAAGTTCCGTTGTCAACTGCGTCAAGAATGAGTACTTGTAAGCACCCAAGGTAACGAAGCTGTTGAACTGTGGATCGGATTCTGGAATTGCGGTTCCTTCACCTGGCAGAGTAGCTGTTGACCAGCTGAACTGCGAAGGGATTTGAAGGTTCTCGCCACCAGCGGTGTTCAAAATCGTTGCTACTTGCAAGATCGGTGCAACAAGACGAGCCTGTGCAATTACTTGGTTGTAGAACGAGGTTGGTACAGGTGCGCCTGCTGAACCCTTGGTGATGTCACGACGTTCAAATGTGTGTGAACGCTTTTCGCCCATAACAAGTGAACGCAAGAACGAAGCATCATCTGCAACTGGTGCAGCTGATTCCTGTGGACGTGCCTGTGAAGCGATGTCACGAGTTGCTGCATCGAGGCGAAGTTCGCGAGCTTCGTCTTCACGAAGTTTTGCGATGGTCTGTCCACGCTCGTCCAGTTCCTTAGAGATGCGCTCATAGGTTTGGTTTTCTTCTGCTGAGAGGTCACGCTTTTCTGCGGTGGCTTTGTCCAAAATTGACTTGGCTTCTTCCCATGCACGATTGCGAATCTCAACCTGACGGTCAATATATTCTTTCATGATGTGTTCCTTCTCCCGTTAGGGATGAATGTTGAGTGTTTGGATACGCAGGGATTTAACTTAAACCTGGTACGGCTCCGTACACAGCAACATCCAAGGAGGCTCCTCGCGTTGGACGCAGTACTAAAACAGTACTAGAAATTCTTGATTAGTTCAAGATGCTTAGCCATCAGGCCAAGAGTCGCAGGTGGTTCAGTTGGAGTTGGTTCCAACTTCGCAACAGTTTCACGCAACAACGCACCCTGATCCGGTGACAAAGTTTGACCTGATTCCAACACCAAGATTGCGTCAGCAAGACGATCAGCATCAACACCAGTACGAGTAGCAAGCGCATCAAAGCTGCGAACCTGTGCAGATGTTGCTGAATACGCTGGGAACCCTGTCACAACAGAAACTTCAAACAGTTTGATTTGACGTA